GACCAAGCAAGACGGGTGGCGTGGCTGCTTCATGCGGTGGGTCCTTCCCAGACCTTAGGGCACGGGTGCGAATCGACCGCGAAAGCGCGCTAGTAAGTGGACACTGACTTTGTAAAGGAGACAGGAACATGGACAAGGAAATCGAGGAACTGCTGCGGAACTGCCGGCTTGACCCAATCGAGATCAGTTTCAATCGGTGCGGCGCGGAACGTTGGACTGCGCGTGGGTGCGTTCTGGACAACAAGACTGAGCAGCACTGGTTCAAGGGCGCAGGACAGACCCTCTCTGAAGCTCTGAAGGCAATGAGGGCCGCAGACGACGCGTCCGAGGACTAATGGTCTCCAAAGCCTCCATCGCCCGCCACCTAGACGTTTCCGGCGCCCTCATCACAAGGTACACGCGGGAGGGGATGCCTACGACCTCCCTAGAGGAAGCGGAGGCTTGGTACCAAGAGAACGTCAACCGGCGCGTCCGTGACGTTCCCGACTACCAAGAATCCCGCGCCCGTCGTGAGGCGGCAGAGGCGGAGCTTGCCGAACTGAAGGCGGCGCAACTGCGTTCCGAGCTGGCCCCGGTGGCTGACTTTGAGCGGCAGATGGCGATTGAGGCTGCGCGGGTGCGTGAGGCGGTGCTGCAACTCGCCGACCGGCTGGCCCCGGTGCTGGAGATGCGGCCGATTGGCTTTATCCGGACGACGCTGGATACGGAAGCGCGCCGTGTTCTTGAGGGGCTGTCGCACTGATGGGCGCCCGCGACTTCCCCGACCTGTCCCTGATCGCGCTGGAGTCCTATCGGGCCTTCCTGCGTCCGCCTCCGGTCCTCTCCTGCGCCGATTGGTCCGACCAATACCGGGAAATCGCCAAAGGCCCGGAAAAAGGCCGCTGGCGCACCGACCGCACGCCATACCTCCGGGAGCCGATGGACTGCACGGACCCGGAGCACCCGTGCCAGAAGGTTGTGATGCAGTTCGCCACGCAACTCGGGAAGACGGAGGTTGAATACAACGCGCTTCTCAAGCGCATCCACCTCCAGCCGGTGGACATGATGATGGTTCAGCCGACGCTGAACGATGCCAAGGACCACTCCAGGCAGCGTTTCACGCCGACTGCCAGGCTGATTCCGGAGGTGGAGAAGCGTCTGCCTCCTCCCCGGTCCCGTGACGAGCAGAACACCTGGCAGACCAAGGAGATACGCGGTGGCGCAACACTCTTTTTCGCGGGCGCCAACTCGGCCCGTTCCCTTGCTTCCAAGCCCCTTGGCTTCGTGGTCTGCGACGAAATCGACGGCTACCCGCTCGATGTGGACGGCGAAGGCGACCCGCTGGGCCTTGTTTGGGAGCGGATGTCCAACTTCCCCACGCGGAAGCTCGTTCTCTGCTCAACGCCGACTCTGCGCGACGTGTCGCGGGTGGAGGCGGAGTACATGGCGAGCGATCGGCGGCGTTACTTCGTGCCGTGCCCCCATTGTTCGGAGGCTCAGGTCTTAGTTTGGGGCGCGGATACGGAATTCGGGCTCAAGTGGCTCAAGACGGAGACCGGAACGGCACGCCCGGAGACGGCCGTCTATGTCTGCAAGCACTGCGGAGCGGCTATTGAGGAGCGGCACAAACCCGTGATGCTCCATGAAGGGCGATGGATCGCTGAGGCGCCAGACGCGCAGCGCGGCTTGGTGGCCGGTTTCCACCTCTCCAAGCTCTATTCGCCCCTTGGTTGGAAGTCATGGGCCATGTTGGTGGAGGACTGGGTGAAGGCGCAGGACGCCGCCCGCTCGGGTGACGTGTCCAAGCTCAAAACCTTCGTCAATACGTCCCTCGCCGAGACCTGGGAGGACCAAGGCGACCGCGCGAGTGACCACGAGCTGAAGAAACGGGCTGAGGACATCCCTCTGCGGGTCGTCCAGTGGGGCCATTTCGTCATGACCCTTGGCGTGGACGTGCAGGGCGACCGTCTGGAGGCGTATCTGTGGGCCTGGGGCCGCGGAATGGAGCGGCAGATGGTGGACAGGGCCGTTTTCTACGGCGATCCGGCCCTACCGGAGTCGGAAGCGGGTTCCCCGTGGGCCAAGCTGACCGAATACCGCCTCACTTCGGTCCTGCACGCGAGCGGGAAGCCGGTTCCGCTGCTGGCAACCATGATCGACTCGGGTGGACACCACACCCAACAGGTCTATTTCTACGCTCGGGCTCACATCAACGAGTCCGTCATGGCTGTTAAGGGCCAGAGCCAGGCCGGCAAGGCGATTCTTGGCAACCCGACCAACGTCGAAATCAACTGGCGCGGCGTGAAGATCAAGCGCGGCGTCAAGCTGTGGCCGGTTGGCGTGGATACCGCCAAGGCTGAGGTCTACGGGCGCCTTCGGACGTTCACTCCTGGCCCCGGATACGTCCACCTCTCTAAGCATTTGCCCGGTGAAGTGTTCGAGCAACTGACGGCCGAGCGTTTGGTGACGCGGCACGTGAAGGGGCACGCCCGTTTGGAGTGGGTCAAGCCTGTTGGGCGCCGAAATGAGGCTCTGGATTGCGCCGTCTATGCACTTGCTGGCGCAGTTTGGGCAGGAATTGATAGATGGAAAGAGGGAGACTGGGCAAAATGGGAACTCCGGACCCAAAAGGAGCCGGAAGTGAAGACGGAGAAGCCGGCCACGAAGCCGAACTATCTCCAACACATGATGGCGCAGCGTCGCCGCAGACCGAGGGAAGAATGAGCCAGAACTTTATCCGGCGTCTGAGCGAGCGACTTGTGGGCCATCCCGACTTCCAAAAACGGCTGGAGGAGACCGTGGCGGAAGTGCTTACCGAGGAACTGCGGGAGTTCGCGGGGCAGGAGGTCTGCTTCTACGTCCCGAAGGTCACGCCGAGTGATCGTGCGGAGAGGGCACGAAAAGCGCTGGCAATGCTGGGCCTTGGCATGACCCCCGATCAGGTCGCCAAAGAAGTGGGATTGAGTGTGCGGCATGTCCGCAGACTGCGGGGGACAACTTCCCCCCTGAATATGTCCGCGTAAAAGCTAGACATTGGCCACCTATATGGTGGCCGCCGTCCCGACGACTGAGCCCGCACGCATTGTTGCGGGCGATTCCCTCCATTGGGTCATCAGTCTTGCGGACTATCCAGCCGACGAAGGCTGGACGCTGAAGTATCACGCGGTCAACGCGGATGCGAACTTCAACATAGTCTCCACCGCGGACGGCGCGGACCACGACATCACCGTTGCAATGGCGGTGACGGCGCTCTATACGGCCGGCGACTACACCTTTACCGCCTACGTCGAGTCCGCCACTGAGCGTTTCACGCTCTACAGCAAGCGAATCACCGTCACGCCGAACCTGGCGACCGCGACGGCGCTAGACACCCGCGGCCCGGCTCAACAGACCTATGAGGCGCTGCGCGAGCTGTACCAGACCCATGTGACGAGCGGGAAGGCGCTAACCGGCGCCTACACGATCCAGGGGCGGTCCTTCCAGTTCGTGGACATGGGCGACTTCATCAAGGCGCTTGAGTATTGGGCGGCTGAGGCGGCGAAAGAGAAGGCGGCGGAAGCACAAGCCCAAGGTCTGAGCGGACGTAAGCGCGTCCTTGTGAGGTTCGGATGACGCTTCTTGACCGGCTGGCCGCTCGTTTCGGCTACAGCAAGTCTGCCCGCCGCCCGACCTACGTCCGGGCCTTTGATGGGGCCAAGACGGACAACATCAGTCTCGGCTTCCGGCCCGCGAACAACGCGATTGACCAAGAGCTTGTTGGCTCTCTGGACATGCTCCGCGGTCGCTCGCGGACGCTGGCCCAAAACAACGACCACGCCAAGAAGTTCCTGCGCATGGTCAAGACCAACGTGGTTGGTCCGCAGGGCTTCAAGCTGCAGGCGCTGGCTGCTGACGGCGACAAGGCGGATGCCTTCGCCCGTGGCGTCATTGAGCGCGCGTGGGCCGATTGGGGCCGCAAGGGCATTTGCGAAGTCTCCGGGATGCTGTCTTGGACCGACGTAAAGCGTCTGGTCATTGAGAC